CATACAACTCTTAGCAATTCTATCAATATTTGAAAAATACACTACTAATTATCATCACTCCTCGTCAACTCCTATGAGCCCAAGCCATTCTCTGTCTGAAACATATATAGTTCCATATTTGTCCATAGGAGTTTGTGACTCTCTCTGTGCTTTAATAATGGAATGTATACCCTTCAAACATAAATAAACAAAACGAGATAAATAATAAATAGCAATACCCAAATACCAAATAGGGTAAACCAATAACATGACCTGACGGTGGCACAGCTCGGCCCGCTCGGCCATCTCCCTCGCATGCTCACCGGTGTCTTCATCATGTTCATCACGATAAAGGTTTTGGAGGTGATCACAAAACTGAATATAGAAGCCTTCGGGGATTGTATTCGAAGCCTCGTCCAGTTGTGTCATCATTGTACACAATATGTCTTGATTAGTCATGTTTTCATGAACATTACAAAGAAGCTAGCCAACTTAGGTATTGTTTTTTTTTATTTAGGGACAATCCACTTGCGTGTACCACGTGACCAATCAACAATCTTCTTAAGACTCCAAGTTGGATCTATGTCACTTCGTAGACGCATCTTCTTCAAACGGTATTTTGTAGTTCTTCCACGAGTCGGTGGGACTTGAATAAATCCACGCTTCATAGGCAAACGTTTACCATTCGAATCAGTTGTCTCAAGGAGGTACGGAAAGGTCTTCATAAAAAATTGCCACTGTGGTGTTTTACGACTGACCTTTGGAACATATTTATGAATAATACCCCAAATGAACTTCTTCACATATTCAAGTCGTTCACGAGGGTCTTGAGGTCCAGGTTTAACCAAACCGAGATTCGTCATCATGGCAAGGAGTGATTCCATGTAACAGAAATGATGCTGAGACATTTCGTCATATTGTGAAATTACGAAAGCCTCTTGCATATACTTCTTCGATATTCCACCTCGTCCACCCGCAAAGTTCGATCGCTTAAAATCATTGTAAGATTGAGAAACAAAACCACCAGTAGGTTGTGGGTTAAGATCCGTATTAGATGCGTTTCGTAACCGAGGAAAGCATCCATGAATTGTACCAACAGTTACCTTGTACCCCTTTCCTAAAGCAGCCTGTAGGGGTTCTTCAAAGTCAGATTCAGTATTTCTCATCGAGTCGAAAATCTTAGCCGTCTTGTTATCGTGATTTACTCGGGTCATACCATAGTGACCCGAACCATCCTCATAAGAATGCTCCATAAGAATGTAATCTGTACCTATACGCCCCTTAGTAGCAATAGGTCGCTTCTCCATAGCAGATGTCTTACGAAATAGGAATCCAATTTTCTGTTTAGCTTCCTTTTTGATGTCCCTAGCTATCTGCTCAAATAACCCCTTTTTATGAAGGTAATATTTAGCAATTTCAGAACCATCTTCAATTGCCAAAAGATTTTTAGCCTTGCGGTTCACATTGATTCTAGATTCAATGTAATCATTTTTATCAAGCTCGTGAGTCTCCCCCTTGATTTTCAAGAGTTTGTTTCTCACTGGGATATTCCTGAGTAACTTAATCGGGACAAGTGACATCTTTATTATATCGTAAGATATAATTTGTAACTTAGGCAATGGTTAATCTATAAATATCATTTTCTTAGGATTTTTTATATTCGATGGCAACTCAAATTCTACATTAACCCGTTTATCGCACCATTCGTATATACCAATATCTTTACAAACTACTGGATTTACTAACAGTTTCCACATGGGGTACTTGGTTCGATGTGTAATAATTTTTTCCTTTGTGGGTTCGTTTATGACTATATAACGACCCGTTTCGGAATCGGACCATGCAAGCCTTGGACTATTCACAGTCCCATCTGGATAGAATACATAACCATCATTAAATACATAATAAGGTATCTTACCCCCATAAAGTGCAGCAGAATATCCAAATGTAGAAGAAAGTCCTTCTATAGTACCCTCCGGAACATTCCTGTCACAAACCCCACCCATTGTAGTGTATATTTTAGGCATTTTAGATATCATAAACCATTCCAAAATACTATTCATCTTGGTGTCTACATCTTCTTTAGATGCATGAGCATATTCTTGACTAAATTCACACGCTGTAAAACCGATTTTTAAATCAAGTGATATGGCTTTAGGAACCTTACTTTGAAAATATTTTTTAGTTACTATCGAATCACTTATAACAAAGACAGGTTTGTCCATTTCATTTGCAACTTTTATCATCGCTTCTACCGCATTATCAGAACTAAATGGGTAATAGGCAAACTTAGAACTATCTTCACCATACATACCCCTTCTAATATGAAAACCAGCAACACAATCCCCAAGTTTTGTGTATGTAGTATCAATAAGTTTTTGCATAGTATCAGTAGGTTTGATACATTCCTGCATGACATTACTAATTTGTGGAAATCTCAAGTGTATAAAACCATTTATGAAACCCTTTTCTTCTATAACACCTTCATCTGATACATACGTAAAAATAAGACTTTTGTCACGACCGTATTTATAAACATCCGGATGAATAGCCCCCTTACCCCCTGTCATCAACATATGTGTTGAGTACACTAACGATAAATTTCCAATCGCAGCATCGGGTCTGGGTACGTATATCATTTATTTAAAGAGTATTGTACCTTTTAAGTAAATGTATATTTCGTATTCATTATGGGGGGACAATGAAGTTTATACGTATGGCATGATAGAAAATGCACTTGCGGCCAAAGAAATTTATAGTGAATGGATTGTGAGAATTCATTATAATGATACAGTTCCAAAAAATGTAATTGATTGGTTAACCGAACAGAGTAATGTCGAAATGGTACATCACGAGGGAACTGATAGTCTAGCGTCAAATATGTTTTGGAGATTTTATGATTTATTCTTACCAGACACGGTAGTCATTATCAGAGATGCCGACTCTCGTCTCTCAATCCATGAAAAAGAAATGGTGGATGAATGGTTAAGTTCAGATAAAGATTTTCACGTCATAAGAGGTTACCCGACGCATAAAGTCCCTATACTAGCCGGGACATGTGGTTGTAGGAATAGTCTTCTCCAATATATGCATATAGACAACGGGGTAACTGATATAAATGCGACACCTAGGTCCTTCATACCATCCGAAACATTTCTAGGATGGTATCAAAAACAAATACCAAAGGGACGTGATAAATATAATATAGACCAAATATTTCTATACCAATACGTTTACCCTATCATAGCAAATTCACTTTTTGTACACAGTGTAAAGGAGAATGCGTATGAACCCTTCTCTAAAATAATTACCTACAAATCGGAAGGTTATATGGGAGAAATAGTTAACGAGTGTCCAAGAGCTGCTAAAATTATGGGTAGTGATAAAATTAATTTTAATCGAGTACCCGCTTATACATAACGTTATCTTCAATAAGATTTTCTTGTATACGCTCAATTTCAATAAACCCGTTATCAGTCATATACGACTTTATTTCACTTGATAACGGTGCATTAATATATTTTGAATTTAACCCGGGTTTAGGTTCTTCCATAATAACGTATCGTATGTTCTTAAGATGTTCACCCGCACCCTTAAGAACATTTAACTCGAAACCCTGTATATCCATGCATAACAAATCGGTCATTTCAATATTCAATGCATTTAGAACACTGGAGAATTTCTTTATTTCTATAGTACCGGTATACCTCTGTGTATCGTTAGCGTCATGACGTTTCAAAAACGATGAAGCACCATCATTATTTAAAATGTAGGAGTAAAACTCCTTGTTCTCATCGAATTCACCTAGTCCATAATCATAAAACGAAATCCTTTTTTGGTTCATAAGATTTTTCTTACATGTTTCAACAGTAAGAGGGTTACATTCATACGAGTATATATGAGCATCCGGAAAACAATTTGAAAGCTCTATAGATTCATCTCCATACCGTGCCCCAACTTCAATTATAGTTTTGATATCCCCCGTCAAATGACGAACAAATCTAGGATCCCAATAATAACTCATTATACTTAAAAAAGAAGAGTTATCTTTATATAGATGAAACCTAAATTTCTTAATATTGATTTTCATATATCCGTTATAGCAGATGTAATGAATATCATTGGTGACAGAGTAGATATTGTCAATCTATCAATGTCTGGACATAATTGGGTAATGGGTAAGGAAACTGCAAATCTAAAAATCATGAATGCAAGAACTTGGAAAGGGATTTCACAAGAAATGATCGATGCGTTCATAAAAGAATATGATGAAATGTTATCTTCATTTGATGGGTTTATAGTCACACATACACCAGTCTTAGCCTTATTGTATAAGAAATATAATAAACCGGTCATTATTGTAAATAGTTGTAGATACGAACAACCATTCTGTTGGACAAGGGATAATACTAAATTTGAATGGTTGAATTCAAATTTAAACGAGATGAAACATAATCTATTCATTATTTCAAACAATAAAGCTGATCAAGAACACTTAAAACAATATACAGGATTAGACTCAATTCATATCCCTTCGTTGTGTCTTTATACGAACGAAAAATACACGGGAAGTACGGGTGTGATTGGTAGACAAGATCAATTACGGCGTGGATATACATGGCAGGAACTTTATAGTAGTAAAGCTATAATTCATCTACCATATGAAATATCTACAATGTCTATATTTGAACAGTATTCTGCCAACGTCCCCATGTTATTTCCATCTAAACAGTTTTTAAAAAAATTAGTCCATGATGGGTATCATCGTATGAATAGTATATATGGGCCATACGAAAATCAAAATATTGAATGGTGGATAGATCGAGCTGATTTCTATGATGAAGAAAATATGCCACATATTATTTATTTCAACAGTGAAGATGACTTGAATGAAAAAATCAAAACCGTGGATTTCCAACAAGTTTCAAAAATGATGGAAAGTTTTAATGAAATACGAGAACGATCAGCTAAAGAAAAATGGGAAAGACTTATTCAATCTATCTAAACTACCTTTTTAGTGTTAAAGATTTAACACGAAAATAGAACAATTAATACTCTTATCAATAAGTTTCTGACACCCCTCTTTCCCGACAGGAAACTTCGCAAACCTTGTGCAAAGACCCCCTTTTCCACTAAACAGAAAGTAAGCCAGAAAGAGATTGAGAAGTTGTATGATTTCTGTGGAGAGGTTCCATTCGATCAATAACTTAATTTGTTGCATAAATGTATGTCTCTGTGTCAGGTAAAAAGAGAATTTCTCAAAAAAATAACAGACGGCTTAGATAACCTTATGGTATTTTCTCTCAGAGCGAATGAAATAGGTACAGAACCCATTGGAGAAATAGAAGCCTTTATAAAGGAACACATGTTAAAACAGAACGACAAAGGTGGGTTCGAATTTTCGAGAAGTAGATTTATAACGGGTCTAACAATTTTAGATTTTGACATGCTAGCCAGGATTCTCATGTACTTTGATACAGTTGATATGTCTCTGTACAAAGTATATAAGGAGTCTAAGTTTACTTCATTTAATGGTGAACCTGTTGCGTTAACGAAAGAAGAACGTAAATTAAGTAATTTGATTAACACAGGTGACATACACACATTCAGGGATCTTATTTCTTACTAGAAGTTTTACTCTTGTAAATCTTTTCATATTCCCTCTGGCTCTTTACGAAATCATTTTTGCGTTTTTTATTTGGATCATCCCTAATCAAAATGTACGTCAGTATATCGACAATCTTAGGAGAATTACCTTTTGGTTTGGGAACCTTTTTTAATTTTTTCTTAGCGTTTTTCAGCTGCTTGGTAGTTGGCATTTATATATGTCAATATTTTCAATCGATCTCATCAATAGTTGGACCCTTCGCAGCCTCTGTCTCGTTGTCGGGCTGTTGACAAGACATGTATAGTTCCGTAAGTTCCTTTTGTTTTTCCTCGATTTCATCAACGGACGCCGAACGATTATTATCAATCCACTGGATAGTTTCATCCACTTTCAGTTTTATAATTGACTTATTTGTATCGTCAAACTTACAATCTTCACCCTCAACCATATTACGCATACTATAAGTAGAGTTTTCTAGATCATTTATAGCTTTCATCTGTTTCTCATATACCTCGTCTTCTTCCCTGTACTTTTCCGCATCTTGAACCATACGTTCAATTTCCTCCTTAGAAAGCCGCCCCTTGTCATTGGTAATCACAATCTTTTCAGATTTACCCGAAGCCTTGTCCTCAGCTGTGACGTTTAGAATTCCATTTGCGTCTATATCGAAGCAAACATTAATCTGTGGAACACCTCTGGGTGCAGCTGGAATCCCCGTCAAATCGAAAGTTCCAAGTAGATGGTTATCCTTTGCACGGGAGCGTTCTCCTTCATATACTTGAATATGAACACCCGGTTGATTATCTGAATACGTCGAAAAGACTTGTTCCTTCTTAGTCGGGATAGTCGTGTTCCTATCAATAATTTTAGTCATAACACCACCCGCCGTTTCAAGACCTAGGGATACAGGTGCAACATCAAGTAGTAGAAGATCTTGGACGTTATTATTGTCAACACCTGAAAGAATAGCAGCCTGAACGGCCGCACCATAAGCAACTGCCTCATCCGGGTTGATCGTTTTGTTTAAATCTTTATTATTGAAGAAGCTAGAAAGCATCTGTTGAATCTTCGGAATACGGGTTGATCCTCCCACAAGGACAATTTCATCAACCTTAGACTTATCCATCTTTGCGTCACGAAGTACTTGTTCAACAGGTTCCATACACTTCCTAAACAAATCAGAGTTTAACTCTTCAAAACGTGCACGGGTAATAGTTGTATAGAAGTCAATTCCGTCAAACAACGAATCAATCTCAACCATTGTTTGAGCCGTAGAAGAGAGAGTTCGTTTGGCACGTTCACATGCAGTCCTAAGACGACGAATAGCCCTAGGATTTCCAGAAATATCTTTCTTATTCTTTCGACGGAACTCCTCCGACAAATGACGGAGAAGACGCGCATCAAAATCTTCACCACCTAGATGAGTATCGCCAGCAGTAGCCTTTACCTCGAATATACCACCTTCAATATTGAGAAGCGATACATCAAACGTACCACCACCAAGATCAAAGATTAATACATTTTTATCTTCATCTTTGTTCTTGTCTAGACCATAAGCAATTGCAGCCGCTGTTGGCTCATTAATAATTCTAAGACAGTTTAGACCTGCAATAGCAGCAGCATCCTTTGTCGCTTGTCGCTGTGAATCACTGAAGTAAGCAGGTACAGTCACAACTGCATCTTTCACAGTTTTACCCATGAAAGATTCCGCCGTCTCCTTCATCTTAATCAACACCATAGATGAAATTTCTTCGGGAGCAAATTGTTTCTTCTCACCGTGAAATTCAACATTGATCATAGGCTTATCAGCCACACCGGAAACAACTTCATAAGACCAGTCCTTTATATCATCTTGGACTTTCTTATCCGAAAACTTGCGACCAATAAGACGCTTCGCGTCAAAGACGGTATTGATAGGGTTCATAGCTGTCTGATTTTTTGCAGCATCTCCAACGAGACGTTCATTATCCGTAAAGGCAACGTACGATGGAGTTGTACGGTTTCCTTGGTCATTCGGGATAATCTCTACACGATCATTCTGCCATACACCAACACATGAGTAAGTAGTTCCTAAATCGATACCAATAGCTTGAGACATTATGTACAATTCATACGAACGAAATCTTTAATCCTCTAAAAGAATTCGAGACGATCTGCTAGATTTGGAAATATAATCTTCTTGAACTTGTTCTCCATGTATTCGAACATGTCAAGTCTACATTGTGAATACCGAAGTCTCTCAGTAAGTGAATACTCTCGACAATCTTGGCGTACTGGCAATGATATCCATGTATCAAAATTATCATTATACCACTCAGATTTTGCATTATTTTCATACTCATTGTTCATAGATTCAACCAAAGATTCTTCTATTAATTTATCTTCTTCTTGTTGAAGCATTCTTTCAATATCTTCGATAACAAGATCAAATGATTCAGTATTTTCACCATTAATATAACTACCACGTCTCATATGTTTTAATTGTGATAATCTGGAGTACATGATGTTATATATCATTATCGATGTAACTTTAAGCAAAATAAATTATAAACATATGATAGAATGTCATTGTCACTCGACGACATACCTAAAAAGGTTCAGTACGTTGTCATTGATTCAAATTATGTTAACGGCTCTAATAACACATTTTCCTTCAACTTGTCTTTAGAATCAAACACCCATATTGAAAATATGGGTAGGGTACTTGGTATTAAAATTGTCGACTTTTACATCACAGATGTCGGTGAAGTTAATCCAAATTCTGATAATAAACAAACTGATATCGCAGAATTTATAGATATCGTATGTCCAGACATACCCAAATCAGCACAATTACTCGATGAACGTCATGGTAGAATATTAGAAAGAATACCACTGGAAAGTCATTACAAACATTCCGCGTCGACAGTACAAACCGATAGACAATGGAAAAGTTATGACAGAAAAACAAATTATTTTAATCCTATCTCAATAAAAAAATTACACTTTAACATCTACGAAAGCAGGGACGATAGGTCGTATGCACTTCTAAAACCAAAATGTACGTGGTATATGATATTAGAAGTGACAGTTGTTCACCCAAAAGAAAAACCAAAGGACAAGAATGTTCTAATACTTCAAGCTCTAGAAAAGCTAACAAATAAGATTGAAGTACTCAACATGAATGTCAAAAAATTACCCGATAAACCCCAAGAACACGAAACTAAAAAATATCCATTTGGATACCTCATCATCGCGTTATTGTTGATACTGGGAACTTTCATTTACATGGTGAATAAAAGTAGTCCTCCACAGGCGATGTAAGAAGATATCCAATACGGGGCTTGAACCCGCAACCTTCGCGTGCCTTAATAGATGTTACTCTATATGAATATACGATGTATAAGCACGACGCTCTAACCGATTGAGCTAATTGGATGTATGCTACCAGAGGGTTTCGATCCCCCTACTTCGAACTTACAAGGCCCGCACTCTTCCGATTGAGTTATGGCAGCGACTAAATAGTATTAGGGTTTATTCTTTAATATAATTACGCGACAGAAGCCTTCTTGGTTGTAGTCTTCTTGGTCGTAGTCTTAGGCTTAGTAGCCACACACTTGCACTCGCAAGCGGGACCAGCGGGACCGGCTGGACCGGTGCGACCAGGAGGGCCTGGAGGGCCTGGGGGTCCCTCAGATCCGGAACCACCCGCACCACCACAATTATCAATCAGCTTTAGAAGAATATTGTAAAGTCGTGTCTTGTCGATACGAAGCTTACCCATTTCCTCGGAGATTTCTTGCTTGAGAGCATCCATGTTTGTATATATAAAAGAAAGATTATCTTTATATATAATGATCTTTATAGGACCAACTTTATTGAGTGGTATTGGACAACATACAAAGAAATATATGGACCTCTTTCCAGGAAGTGAATATTTCATGTATAGCGAAGATATACCGGAATGTGATCACGCGTTTCTGTTTGCAATCCCAATTGAGAATGTTCTTAATCGAATTCCTTACATCAAGTCGAGATGTAAAAAACTCATATGTATGACCGTTTGTGAAACTGAAACTGTACACGAAGATTATGGAAAGTTGTTTGAACACTTTGATCGTATAGCTGTCCCAAGTGAATTCTGTAAAGGTGTTCTATCACGTCAATTTGCTAACAAAGAATTTTATATTATTCATGCTTATATTCCAAACATACCTTATGTATTTTATCATATAGGTAATATTCTAGACCCTAGGAAAAATTTTAGAAAGATACTAGAAGCTTTCGTTCGTCTTAATAAACCAGATACCAAATTACTCGTCAAGTCTACATGCAAAGAAGATGTTACGATCAATATGGATCGAGTTGAAGTAATCAATGGTCTTACAACAGAGGATGACATGAACGTGCTTCACAGTCGTGGACACTGTTATGTAAACTTTTCAAATTCTGAAGGTGTAGGAATGGGTGCAATCGAAGCAGCTGTAAGAGATAAACCCGTGATCGCAACAAATTATGGAGGACCAAGTGAATATCTCAAAACACCCTACATGATTGAGTGTGAACTTCAAGAGTTGGAAAATGACGACTTCCTTTTTAAAAAGGGTATGGTTTGGGGTAAACCAAAGTTCGAACAACTCTTGGAATTCATGGAAGATGCCTATTCTAAAAGACTCACTTATATGGATCATAGTCACACGAAAAATATCATGTCACGTGAAAACATCTTAAAAGAATTCGGTGTCTAGGTAGTTGGCGGAAAGAACAAGAAGACCCATTAAAATTGTACCAGACATAATAGATCCACGCTGAGCTACGAGGAAAGCAACAATGTCATCAATAGCTTCGATATTGGTGGGTTTAGCGTAACGAGGTATGAGAACACTGACAATGATGTATAACGACATTGCTATTATTACAGGTCTAAGTGTACCCTGATCTAACATTTATACTAACTGGGATTTTAATTTATCCGACACGTTGTGTTTTCTACAGTAGTTCCCACACACTGCCTTAAACTTACACCTCGCACCAGACATAGTTAATGCCACGCAGACATGGTTCTTTACTTGAACACGAGGATCATCAGGTACAGTGGTGATAAGCTGAGTGACCCTCATATTCTTCGATCTCCGTGCCTCCTCGTATTTCCTTTTCATTTTCCAAGTAGCGTCAGCCAGTTGGTAGCATTTGTCATTTGGCTCGGTGATGCGATACATTTTGAGTGTATCACCGAGACACTTGTGCCAGAGTTCATCACGAATAACTTCCATTGTTTTACTTGCCACGTATCCTAAATCATGTCAACTTAGGTAACTTTTTTTCGTGTATTATACAAAGAGATGTTCTACTTGTATTTAGCAATAGTCGTCTTCTTGATGTACACAGCCATCAAAAACAGGAAGGTTGTAGCATCTTCATCACTGGAAAAACTGATCAGACAGTCAGCTCGATATGCTACTGCTGCACAACAAGATGATTCACCACTCATCGCAAATTTACACGCCAACTATGCAGCTGCTTATTTATATGCGGCCAAAGATATAGCAAATGAAACTCAAATTCATAACTCTACAGGTGTTGACGTAATTAAGTTCAAAGAACATATAGTGAATATCCAAGACATGGTTACAAAGAAGACTGTTGCAAAATGTCCAGAGTTTTCTGGTCAAGTGGACTTGTATCTCGCAACGATAGCCGGAGAAGCTTAAATAATCTCAACAGTTAATATGGTAGTTGATACTGATTTAGTTCTTGTTATGAGTACGATCGACGAAACGAAGGATCATATGTCAGAGGGAAAATATATCGAGACATGTGATGCTGTTAAACGAATATACGAAAAGTTAAAAAAACCCAGTATCCCTTTACCCACTGTGACACGTATACAAATTCCAGTTAAATGGGTTTACATTTGTTCAACCTTCCCTATAATCTGTTCATTTATAAAATCGGTGACGAAGAAATAACACCAATCCCATTACCACATCTATGATAAGTGGTATCCATGCTGAACGATTCTTATTAAAAGCTAAAATAGCAGCAACTAAATATGTTAAACCATGAAGAAATCTAAAGTTACCCCACCACGCTACACCACCAGCCTCAAACGCTCTTTCTCTCATCTTGAAAAAGTACAAATACATGAAAGTAAAAGCCTGAGTAAATAAAATGAAACTATAGTATCTCAACCATGTCAGATTAAGACGTAAAGGTAACAAAGCCAAGTATGTCCTCACTGGAATACATCCCAACAAAAAATAACGAATGCTCTCCTCTTTACTCAACATATAATTAAGTAAAGAGAAGAATTCTAAACTAACTTAGAACATTTGTGTATGTAATATACATGGGCCCCACTAAAAATAACATGAACTCAAACAACTCCAATTCCAACAATAACAAGAACAACCGATAATTTTCTGTGTTTATAACAAATGGTGCGTTTGACAGCCAGCACAATTCGTCGAATGCGTAGGGAGGGGCGAAGACCCCCTCCTGTCCCAGTAAATAGCAATAGCAATAACAATAGCAATAGCAATAGGGTAAGACAGTTAATGTCCGATCACATTAAACTCAGACGAAACAGTCCCGAAATATTACCAAACTATAATAAGACTAACGTAGCTACATATTATAATAACAGTTTCAGTAATACTGAAGCTAAGAATATACCCAAAAACAAACGTGTATTCATATCCAAGGATCTTGTTAATGGTAGGGTGAAACACGTATATAACCAAGATGGTATTATCAAATTACTTTTAAGATATCCAGGAAATAAGACTTTCGTAGCTAAGAGTCCTGTTAGTCGTAAAAATTTTGAAATCAGACATGTCATCCCTTACTTAGATTAAAAAGTGTAAAAATAAAGTACCTAAGTCAATCAAGCTTTCGAAATCTTTCATCCAAAAAAATAACCAACATGGAAGATCTCCAAAGCCTCATGACCTGTCTCGACGAAATCTCCAACCAGATTGGAGATGGGATGTACTTGAACATGGTTGGCAAAATGAAACGTATCCACGACAAGCTCAATGGAAACCAATCCATATGGGAAGACCCATTTTATGACACTGAAACGGATTATGAGAGTGAGAGTGACAGTGACTACGAGTCACCACGACCAGCGGTTCGTGCCCCGTTCGCTCCGAATCTCGATCGAACACGTCTCTCTGAGATTGCATGTCTCAGAAACCAGCTTCTGGGTCATGTGAAGAAGATGCACGAGGAGTACAAGGTTCTCATGGAGTGCGAAAAGGAAGCGAGGCGTACTTGGACCCCTATCAAGCGTATGACTGCGTTTCGAAAGACTCAGGCTATCAAGCTGTGGTGTGAAAAGAACACTCGTTGGGCTCCTGGTGGTGAGGCTGGGGAACTCGTTGGTCGACTATCCACCGCCGCTGCGTACCACTCCTGGACTTGGAAAAACCTGATGGAAAACGGTCTTCGAGCAATCGTGATGGAAATTGGAACGGAGGAGGAGAAGGTCCCAGATTTCGTCTACTATGATGATCTTTCACTCAAAACAATTCAAAAGCTTCCCGCCTTTGAGAAGAAGATTT